GTACGATGAAGAAATGTCACCAGAGTCATTGAATGAGGCAGACATGAAAGATGTTGTAGCATTGTTCAACCATGATATGAACATGGTATTGGCAAGGACAAGCAGCGGAACATTAAAGCTAAATGTAACAGGCAATGCGATGGAATATGAATTTGAGGCACCAAATACTACATTAGGCAATGATCTTTTAGAGATGGTTAAACGTGGTGATGTGTATCAAAGTAGTTTTGCCTTTACAGTTGAGACAGAAGACTGGCAAGAAAGAAAAGGAATGAAACCTAAAAGAGTTATACGGTCTATTAAAAAAGTGTATGATGTTTCACCGGTAACTTATCCTGCTAATCCTGACACTATGGTAGCTAAAAGAAGTTATGAGGCTACAAAGGAAATAGATGATGATTTACTAAAAGTGATTGATATATCTGTTAAGTCAGAAATTAATATACAGAACGAGCTACGCAGGAATGCCCTGCACTTATTAAATTTAAAAACAAAATAATGAACTCTAAATTGCTAAGAGAAAAGCGGGCTTCCGATTATGCTATAATGGAAGACTTGCAAAAGAGAGCAGCTGGCGAAGGTCGTCTAATGAATGCCGAGGAATTGGCACAATGGGATGCCGCTGATGCTAACTTTAAAAATTATACAGACCAGATTTCTCGTTTGGAAAGATGGAATGAGATTAACTCTGAAGAAAGAGGTGTTAATCCTGTGGAGCAGACAATTAATGCAATGCCAAGAGATGCAAGGGAGATTGTAAAATCACCAGAGTATCATACAGCATTTATGAAAGCTCTTGCAAAGCGTGACTTGACAAGCAATGAGCAATCAATGCTTAGAGAGATGCGTGGCACTGCTACAATTACGACTGCGGAGACTGGCTTAGCAGGTGGTTATGTGATTCCTTACCAATTCTCTTATGAGTTGGAAAAGACAATGGCATATTATGGCCCAATGCTTAATGTTTCTCGTATAATCACTACTCCACAGGCAGGTACATTGTACTGGCCAAAAGTAAATGATACAGCTACTGCTGGCTCATGGCATACTGAAGGAGGAGCAGTTACTGTACAGGACATGACTTTCACAAGAGAGACTTTCGGAGCTCACGTTTTAAACACACTTGTAAAAGTATCTGTTGAATGGGCAAATGACGAGTTTGGTTTGTTGAACACAGAGTTGCCTATTATGTTAGGTGAGCGTTTAGGCCGTGGCTTGAACACTGCATTTACAACTGGTGATGGTTCTGGAAAGCCAACTGGATTTAAAGATGTTGCACCTTCCGGTGTTGAATCTGCATCTACCGGTGCATTTACAGCTGCTAACTTGGTTGAGCTTGTTCACTCTGTTGATATTGCTTACCGTAACTCACCATCTGCTGCATTTATGATGCACGATCAGATTTTGAGCGCAGTTAGAAAGTTAAACTTGGACACTAACAACACTACTTTGTTCCAACCATCACTTCGTGAAGGAACTCCGGACAGATTGTTAGGATATAACTTCTTTGTAAATAATGATCTTCCATCTACACAGGCTGCTGATGCTAAAATTATTTACTTTGGAGATTGGTCTAAGTACATCATCCGCCAGGTGGCAAACAATGTTCTTGTGCCATTGCGTGAGAGGTTTATGGATGAGATGGAGCTTGGCTTCTTGATGTATGCAAGGTTTGATGGCAAGTTGATACAGACTGCTGCAATTAAGCACTTGAAGAATCTGTAAATAATAGGGGGATAGTAAAGGGATGGTTAGCAATAGCCATCCCTTATTAAAAACATAGACATGGCTTGGAAAGTAACAACTGCACCTGCTCAAGAAGTTTGGACATTAAATGAAGTAAAAAATTATCTTAAAGTAGATACATCTGCCGATGATACTTTAATTACCACTTTATTGCAGTCAGCTCGTGAAGTTGCAGAGCGTTATCTTAACCAGGCATTGATCACACAAACTATTACAGAAAAGTTAGACAGGCTTAATCATCCTACTATTTACTTATCAGTATCTCCTGTAATTGCTGTTACATCATTTCAATATAAAGATAATGTAAATAGCTTGCAGACTTATGATGCAGCTAATTATGTTGTAGATACCTTTTTAAAGCCTGGCAGATTATCTCTTGGTTACGGTAAGACATGGCCAACACTTTACGGAAATATAAATGATGTGACAATTACCTACACCGCAGGATATGGCACAGAGCCATCCGGTGTACCAATGCAGATTAGACAAGCAGTTTTAATGATGGTAGCAGATGGTTATGATAACAGAGAAGACTATGTAAAGAAATTGCCAACGGCATCGGAGTATTTACTTGATCAGTATCGTGTACAACTATTCTAATGAGATACAACAAGAAAGAAGAAATAGGGAAGTTAAGAGAAAGAATCATAGTGCAGAGTGTTACTCGTTCTGTCACTACAAGTGGATTTGGAACAGAGACATGGAGTAATATAGCGGAGGTATGGGCAGTGGTAGATTATAAAGGAGTGAACAAGGAGGAAGTAGAAGGAGGCAAGATAACAGCATTAAGCCAGGTGAGGGTTACCTGTCGAAATAGGACAGACATAAACGAGCAACAAAGAATTATCTGGATGAATAAATACTATCAAATAGAGAATGTCCAGATTAGTGAGGATAATATGTATTTACATTTATTTTGTTCATTTGCTCAAAACTATATGTAATGGCATATTTATCAGCTAAACAAATTAATCACCTTAAAGACCTTCAAAAGGATAATTATAGAGGTAGGCGAAGTTTCCAAGGCATGAGCCTTCGTGTTGTAGGTTTAGCAGATGCAGTTATTGAATTTGCAGAGTTAATGGAACAATGTACATTAAAAGAGCAAAGTAGAGTTATTGATTCAGCTACTCCTATTGCATTAGAAATTTATAAGTCAATAGTACCAGTAAGTAGTAAAGCTCACAGAATAAGCACCAATCCTTTTAGTAACAAAAAGATGCAAGGATGGGAACAAGACGATGGTACACATTATGATGTACAACCAGGTAATTTAAGAAAGTCAATTATTGATTTATCTAAAAACCTTGTATCGTACAAAAGAGCAGTAGGAGCAATAGGCCCATTGTATAAAAGAAATACAATGAACAGAGGTATTAATAGCAGCGAAGGTACTAATGGATTTTATGCTCACATGGTTTACGGAAGCACAAGGGCATGGTATAACAAGATAGTGGTGAAGGCAAGGAATTTGAGTAGGGAGAAAGTTATTAAACAAATGCGTGATGAATGTATTTTTATCATGCAGGAGAGACCTAAAAAATTCTGGCAAGTATCATGATAGGAAAAGTAATATACGGAAGATTAACGACTGATGCAGCGGTTACAGGTATTTGTGGATTAAATATCTTTCCGGACATTGCTCCACAGAATGTGCAATATCCTTTTATGGTATATACTATTATAAATAGCTTGCCTGTTGATTTTAAAGATGGGCAAAGTAACTTAGAGGAAATAACATTACAAATTGATGTATATACGAACAATTACGAAACTACACAAACACTTGCAAACAATGTGCGCAATCGTTTAGATAGATTTGTAGGCACAGTAAATAGTATTTCGGTACAAACTATAAGATACATGAGCTCCGATAGTCAAGTGTATAATGCTGACTTAAATGTATATTGGATGAGCATGGATTTTATGGCAAAAATGAAACGATGAAACTAAGATTATTAAAAGAATGGAATGGAAAGGCACCAGGTAAAGTTGGTGTATTTCTATCTGAATATGGAGAGCAAATGGTAAAAGATGGCATTGCAGAACTACTTGATGAATCTTTTGTCGTTGAACAAATGCCGCAGAAGCAGGAAGTTGAGCAAGATACAGTGTATATACCTGTACCAGTGCCTATGTCATATTTTAATGAGGAGGCAGATGAAGAGAAAATTAATAAACCAAAAAATAAATAAACATGGCAACTACTGGAATAATTAACGGCACGTTGATGCGCCTATACAAAGATTCAACTGCGATAGGTTACGCAACATCCTGCCAAATGAACATCTCCGCAGCCATGCGTGAAATCTTGACAAAAGATTCCGCAGCTGGAGGATGGAGAGAGGTAAAGAAAGGTCAACTTTCAGGCACATTGTCCACAGAAGCATTGTACGCAGGGCCTGGCGATTCTTCTACCAACTACTTATTTGATGATCTCTTTACCGATTTAATATCTGGTACTGCATTGACCATTAAATTTACCACAGACGTGCAAGGTGACAATGTCTTTACAATGAGTGCTATTTGTACATCATTAGACTTGAACGCTGGTGTGGAAGAAAATACAAGCTATTCAGCATCCTTCGAGGTTACTGGTGCAATCGTAAAAACTGTTAAAGCTTAATAAAAATTACCTAACATGAAAACAATAGTAATTGCCAACACGACTATTCCGATTAAATTTGGAATGTTCGTGTTAGGTACATTTTTAAGGGAAAGGAAACTAAAACTTAGTGACCTTTCCCTACTTGGAGAAGACCTTTTACTTGCCCTTGAACTTGCCTTTACCGGTGTTGAGCATGGTTACAAAGCTAAAGGGGAGAAATGCCCTTACACTTTGCAATCTTTCTGCGACCTGGTAGACACAGACATGGGAGGAATAACTCGTATAATGGAAATGATTTCAAATGAGATTTCACCACCAGAAGATGAGAGCAAAAAAAACGTAGTGGCGAAGGAGGAGAGCTTACCCTTGAGTACATCGAACGCTTTTGTTTCGGAGTTTTAAGGTTCCTGCCTTCGCAATACTATGAAATGAGTTTAAAGGAAGTTGTTATAGCCATGCAAGGTTATAACAATCACTTTGAACAACAGGAGCAAACAGAGTGGGAACGAATAAGATGGCAGACAACACTTTTATTAAATGTTCACACAGCAAAAGGTAAGAGTTTAAAGCCAAAAGATTTAATCGAATTTCCCTGGGAGAATCCTATTAAAAAAGAAACTAACAGAAGTTTGACAAATAACGACAAGTCAATATTTGACAAATGGGATAAAGAAGCATAATGGCATTAGGTAAACTAAATTTAAAACTTGGCATTGATGTATCTGATCTTGACAAAGAACTTGGCAAGGTAGAGCGTAGTATGTCAAGGTTTGGCGGTAAGATGCAAAACATTGGTACTACTCTTACACAGTCACTTACTTTACCTATTATAGGACTTGGTGCTGCCTCTTTAAAATCTTTTGCCGACATTGAAAAACTACAAAATGGTTTAATAGCCATTATGGGAAGTAGTGAAGATGCAGCAGTTGAAATGGAAAAGCTCCGCAAGGTTGCCGAAAATCCAGGCCTTGCTCTTCCGGAAGTTGTCAAAGCCTCTGCCTCCTTACAAAGTGTAGGAATGAATGCAGATGCAGCTCGTGAGACTATAACGCAGTTTGGTAATGCCGTAGCAAGGGCAGGAGGTGGTGCAGAACAATTTGATGGAGTAGTATTGGCACTATCACAGATAAGTGCAGTTGGCAAGGTTACACAGGAAGATCTTAATCAGATAAAGGAAAGGCTGCCAGAGTTTGCCAGAGTGATGAAGGAGGAGTTTGGCGTAGTGACAGCCGAAGGTATCAGAGAACTGGGAATAAGTAGTGAAGAATTTATACAAAGATCTGTTGGTGCTTTAGGGAATT